CCGATCACGCTGACGACTCAGTTTCACGTTGACTTCACGTTCAGCTCGCAAGAACTGACGCTGGTTGTCGACGAATTCGCCGATCGCTACATCAAGCCGGCAATGGCGACGATCGCCAACAAGATCGACTTCGACGGCCTCGCGCTCGCGGGCAACGTTGCAAACAGCATCGGCACGGTCGGCACCACGCCGAACGATATCTCGGTTCTGCTGAATGCGGGCGTCAAGCTCGATAACGAAGCGGCGCCGCGCGATGGTCAGCGCACCGTCGTTTGGGATCCGGCAACGAACGGTTCGATGGTGAAGGCTGCTGCTGGCCTGTTCAACCCGTCGAACAAGGTCGGCGCGCAGTACGAGTCGGGCATCTTCTCGCCGTCCGGCCTCGGCTTCGACATCGGCATGGATCAGAACGTGAACGTGTTCACGACTGGCACGCGCACCAACGGCACCGTTTCCGGCGCAGGTCAAACCGGTTCGTCGCTGCTCGTGACGGGCCTTGGCGCTGCTGCCACGGTCAAGAAGGGCGACGTGTTCACCATCGCCGGCGTGTTCGGCGTGAACCCGCAGAACCGTCAGACGACCGGCGTGCTGCGCCAGTTCGTCGTCACTGCTGACGCAACGGCAGACGGCTCGGGTAACGCAACGCTCGCGATCTTCCCGGCGATCAACACCGCGGCATCGAACCAGCAGTATCAGACCGTTTCGGCCGGCCCGGCGAACGCGGCTGTGGTGACATGGGACGTCGTTGCATCGACGCAATACAGCGCGAACCTCGGCTATCACAAGGACGCTTTCACGCTCGTGACCGCCGACTTGGAAGATGTCGCGCAGTACGGCGCATGGGGCGCTCGCCGCATGCACAAGGGCATTTCGATGCGTATCAGCCGCCAGTACGCGATCGGCACCGATACCGTGCCTTGCCGAATCGACGTCCTTTATGGATACAGCGCGATTTACCCGGAACTTGCAACGAAGATCATCCGGTAAATGCCGCTGATCCAGCAATCGGCCCCCGCTTCGGCGGGGGTTTTTCATTCCGAGGACTCAATGGCATATCAAGAGTTTCCCGCGTGGGCGACTGGCCCCGACGGCGCGCAACGCCTCGTCAACAGCCAGGACGAGCTCGACGCGCTTTCCGGCTTTGCTGTGCCTGTCTACGTGCCGCCTGTGCCGCGCGAAGAATCCCCCGAGTTTGTTGCTTATCCAAAGTGGATCGGCGACCAGCTTGTGCAATCGGCCGAAGAAGAAGCCGCGTTGCTTGGCGCCGACACGGCAGACGAGCGCGAAATCCTGATCCAGATCGCCGCCGAAAAGGGTGTGAAGATCGATAAACGTTGGTCCGATGACAAGATTCGGGCCGCACTTGAGGCTGCTTGATGGCTACGACCGCGGTTGATCTCATTACGCTCGCGCTGAAAGACATTGGCGCGCTCGGCATCGGACAGTCGATCTCTGCCGACGACACCGCGGACGCGCTCGCTACGCTGAACATGATGCTAGGGCAGTGGCAAGGCGAGCGCCTGAGCGTCTATCACCTGGTCGACACGGCCATCCCGTCGACCGGCGCGCAGTCCTACACCGTCGGCACTGGCGGCAACTTCAACATTCAGCGGCCGATTGCGATCAGCGCAGCCTATGCGCGGCTGAACGCCGGCAGCGCAACGCCGATCGATTACCCGGTGACGATCATCGACGCGCGCGAGGACTATGCGCGCATCGCTCTTAAGGCGCTGCAGTCTTTCCCGTCGTATGCGTATTACGACCCGGCATATCCGCTCGGCAACCTGATCTATTACCCGGTTCCTGACAGCACGTTCCAACTGCACATCGTAACGATGGAAGCGCTGCCGCAGTTCGCGGCGCCGGCAACGGTGATCAACCTGCCGCCTGAGTACATGACGGCGATCCGCTACAACCTGGCGCTCTATCTGGCGCCGTCGTATCAGATCGAACCGCAGCGCACGCTGATCGGCCTTGCAATCAACGCCAAGCGCGTCGTAAAGCGCATGAACACGAGCATCCAAGCCATGACGATGCCGCGCGGCCTTGGCTCGAAGCAGCGTTGGAATATTTACAGCGATAGGCCGTACTAGTACGCGCAACAGCATAGATGTTATACTTAGGCATCTCAAAAGGAGGCCTAAGTGAAGAACCTGATTGATTTGACTGGCATGAAATTCGGGCGTTGGACCGTAATCGGAATCGGCGAAAAGCTCGGGAAGCACTACGGCTGGAACTGCGAGTGCGAGTGCGGCGAAAAGCGGATGGTCGCAGGCCCAAGTCTTAGAAAGGGCGTCTCGACGTCGTGCGGCTGCCGCAGAAAGGAAGTTTCCGCATCAAAGGCGCGCACGCATGGCATGGCTAGGTCGCGTCTTAGCGTGGTGTGGAGTGGCATGAAGGCGCGTTGCGCTAATCCCAATCACGAAATGTTCCATCGGTATGGCGGGCGGGGCATCAAGGTCTGCGACCGGTGGCAAGCGTTCGAGAACTTCCATGCGGACATGGCCGCGACATATAAAAGCGGCCTGTCAATTGACCGGATTGACAACGACGGAGATTACGAGCCGTCGAACTGCCGATGGGCGACGCCTACTGAGCAAGGGATCAACCGAAACCATCCGACGATCATGACCTTGAAAGGCGAGATGACGATCAGAGAGGCGGCAAGGCTTTCTGGTGTTCCACTTGGCACTATGCGCCACCGAGTGTGGCGAGGCGTTCCGATTGAGGAATTGCTTGAACCTGTTAAGAAAAAATGAGGCCTGATGCGAATCCCTCTGACTGGCGGTGCATACACCGCGAAAAGCGTTATCGCGGATGCGCAGCGGTCGGTCAATTTGTACGCCGAGCAGAATCCGCAAGACGCGGCCGCGCCGTTCACGTATTACCCGACGCCGGGCCTGACGCTCGTGTCGACGCCGCCTGCCGCGGGCGAGTCACGATGCATCTACACCGCGACGAACGGCAAGCGCTATGAAGTCGTCGGCGAAAGCGTCTATTACGTGAACGCATCGAATGTCTACACCCAGATCGGCGCACTTTCCACGCAGTCGGGCGTTGTTTCGATGATCGACAACGGGACTTCCGCGTTTCTGGTGGACGGCTCCACGGACGGCTACACGATCAATATTGCCACGAACGTGTTTGCGATCTGCAACGACTCGGCGTTCTACGGTGCGGATCGCGTCGAATATGTCGACGGCTATTTTGTGTTCAACCAGCCAAACACGCAGCATTTCTACATTTCGAAGTTCAACGACATCTCGTTTGATTCGCTCGACATTGCCAGCAAATCAACGTATGCGGACAACCTTGTAACGCTCGCCGTGATGCATCGCGAGATATGGCTGTTCGGCGAGTTGACGACTGAAGTCTGGTACAACACTGGCGCGTCTGACTTCACGTTCGGCCGCATGCCTGGCGTGTTTATCGAGCACGGCTGCGCTGCGAAACATTCGATAGCCAAGATCGATCTCGCGCTGTTCTGGCTCGGAAAGGATCTGCAAGGGCAGGGCATCGTGTTCGCCGGCCGGAACTACGCCGCAGAGCGCATTTCGACGCATGCAATGGAGCAGGAGTTTCTAACGTACAGCCGGATCGACGACGCGATCGGCTTTTCGTACCTGCAAGGCGGGCACGCTTTCTACGTCCTGACGTTCCCGACCGCCAATAAGACATGGTGCTTCGATACCGCAACGGGCCAATGGGCGGAGCGCGGTTATTTGGAGGCTGACGGCTCGTTCAGCCGGCACCGAATGAACTGCTATTCGTTCAACGGCGGCCGAAACCTTGTTGGTGATTGGAAAACGGGCAGCGTCTACGAGCTCGACCCGAACGCATATACGGACAACGGCAATCCGCTTCTCTGCATCCGAAGCTTCCCGCATATCTCGGGCAGCGACGGAAACCGTGTTCTGTTCCGCCAGTTCGTCGCAGACATGGAAGTCGGCAACGGCCTGCCGGATGACTCGGCCGCGCCGGAAATTCGCTTGCGTTGGTCGGATGATCGCGGGCGCTCATGGGGCAACGCTGTCACGAACACGCTCGGCAAGGTCGGCGAATACCTGACGTCGATTCAGTGGCAACGTCTCGGCTACGCGCGCGATCGTGTGTTCGAGTTGTCATGGTCCGCCCCGGTGAAAACGGCACTGAACGGCGCATGGGTGGACGTATCAAGGGCTAGGACATGAGCACGCCGACAAACTTTCCAGACGTTGGCGTGCCGATGGTCGACCCAAAGACGGGGCGGCTGTCGATGGTCTGGTTTCAGCTCCTGATAGCGCTGTTCAATCGAACGGGCGGAACGTCGGGCGAATCGTCGGTCGATCTTTCCAGCGAGCTCGCTGAGGCGTTCCAGCAGATTCAATCGCTTGTCGCGCCGAACTATGCGCCCGAACTTGCGCGGCGCATTGCTGACGCTGAGGCGGCGCTTTCCGCGCTGGCTGTGTCGCTACGCGAGCCTGAGCCGGATTCGTTCGTCTCGACGCACGGCATCCAAGACGCGCCAGACCTTCACGCGCTCGCAACGCAAACGGCGAGCGGCTTCTTGTCCGCTACGGATAAGGCGAAGCTGGACGGCATATCGGCGACGGTTGAGGACAAGTTCGTAGCAGGCACGAACTTCACGCCGGGGACAACGACGAGCCTGACGCTATCGAAGTCATATGCGAGCAAGGCGGCCGTTCTGGTTCACTTTGACGGCACGTTTCAGGGCACGGACCAATACACGATCTCCGGAACCACGATCACTTTCACGTCAGCTATCCCGGTCGGGACGCAGACCGTCTATGCGCGAGGGTAAGGCATGACAACGACTTACAAAGAGATGGTGAAGGGCGCGACCCTCACTGGCACGGCTGCGACGCTCTACACGGCGCCAACGGCAACGTCCGCATCGATACAGGCGGCGAGCGCCAACAACCCGACAGGCGGCGTTCTAACGCTCAATGTCTACAAGGTGCCGTCCGGGCGATCGGCCGACGCCACGACGCGCATTGCGGCTAAGCCCATTCTTGCCGGCGCGACCGCGCAGTTTCCCGAGCTCGTGAATCACAAGCTCGAACCGGGCACGCAGCTTTTCGCGGACGGGAACGGCTGCACGATCAGCGTCAGCGGCATCGAGTACGTGAAGGATGCGGCATGAGCGAGGCGTGACGGTGCTTAGAAAAATTTACGAGAGCATCGGCGCGGAGCGTCATGGAATCACCTGGCATGCATTCCGGGCGCACTTCAAGGGGTGGAAGATTCATCCCCTTGTATCTTGCGGCTCGAATGCCGGCGCGGTTGTGCAACGCGGCCCCGAGGTACACATCGTGTTTTTCTCGCAGCCCAAGGGAAGCATCCGCGCGCACCTGATAGGCCATCTGCAGCGAACCATCGACGAATTCGGGTTCGCTGACACGTTTGTCGAGATCGGCAACGAGAAAAGCAGGGTGTTCTGCGAGCGATTGGGATTCGTTCCTACCGGCGTCAAGGGTAACTCCATATCCATGCGCTGTACACAATTCGCATATTCGAGGCAAAAATGAGTCTTATTGGAAGCATTGTCAGCGGCGTTGGCAGCCTCGCGGGCGGCCTTATCGGCGCAGGCGCAAGCAAGAGCGCGGCAAACACGCAGTCAGACGCGGCGAAATACTCTGCCGATCTGCAAAATCAGCAGTGGCAAAAGACGCAAGAAAACCTTCAGCCCTTTACGGACTTCGGCAAGAACAATATTGACAGTCTGCAATCGCTGCTCAATAACCCGTCTCTAACCCAAGGGTTTTACGCAGATAAGTTCAGCGCGCCGACAGCGGCACAGGCTCAACAGACGCCCGGCTATCAGTTCACGCTCAACCAGGGATTGAAGGCGGCGCAGAACAGCGCGGCGGCCCGCGGGCTCGGCACGTCAGGCGCAGCGTTGAAAGGGGCGTCGACATACGCAACCGGCCTTGCAGACTCGACCTACAACGACGTGTTCAACCGCGCGCTTCAAAGCTACAACACAAACTTCAACAGTTCGTTGAGCCAGTACAACACGAACCAGGCGACGCTTGGCAACCAGATAAATCGGCTTTCCGGCGCTGTCACGATGGGCCAGAACTCGGCGGCGCAGACTGGCAGCCTCGGCCAACAGGCGGCGACCAACCAAGGGAACATGCTGACGAGCGGCGCAAATGCAACGGCGTCGGGGGCTGTCGGTGGAGCAAACGCACTGACGAGCGCGCTAAACGGTGCGGGTAACAGCGCGATGCTGTACGGCCTGACGCAGAACAACGCGACCGGCGCGGCAGCAGCCAATCCTACCTACGGCACGACGTCGTCGGGCAATCCGAACTACTTCACGGTCTAACGATGCCACTCGACACGAACATCGCATTGAACGCGAACGCGCCGGCCCCTATGAACCCGCTGCAAACGGCGCTTCAGGTCGCGCAGTACCGCGCCTACAACGCAAACGGGCTCGCGGCGCAGCAGCAGCTTGACGCCAATAACGCCGCATCAGACGCGTTCAAGCAGGCGACCGACGTCAACGGAAACACCGATTACAACAAGTTTCGCTCGATCATGGCGGGCGGCGCTGGCGCGTACAACTTGCCGCAGATCAATAAGTCGATTCTCGATGCGCAGCAGGCTCAACAGACGCTTGACCGCGGCTCTATTGGCCTGAGCAACGACAAAATCGACAACGCAAAAAAGATGTTCGGGACTATGACGCAGCGCCTCGGCTCGCTTGATCCGAACGACCCGCAGTTTGCCGCGCACGCGATGGATTTGGGGCACCAGCTTGTGACCAAGTTCGGCATCGATCCGCAAATGGTCATTCATGAATTGTCGGCCATTCCGCAGGACGCGCAGGGCCGGGCGGCATGGCGTAACAGCACACTTGCCTCTCTGCAAGATGCCGGCGCACAGCTCGGCTCGATCACGCCGAAGCCGACGCAGGTCGACAACGGCGGCTCGATCCAGTACATCGACACGAACCCGGTATCGAACCCGGCCATTGTCGGGACGAACATCAACAAGACGCTCGATCCGACGACGGCGACGAGCCCGGTCAGCGTCATGGGTCCGAACAACACGCCGGGCGTCGTTCCCCGCGGCGAAATGTGGGGCAACGGCGTCAGTGGCGCCGGTACGCCGCAGATCAATGTTCCTCCGCTGCCGACTGGCGCAAATCCGCAAGGCGCAGGCCAAGCGGCGCCGATGCCCGGCCAGGCTGCGCCCGCTCCGGCTGCGCCCGCTGGCGGCCCGGCTCACTTCGTGGCAACGGGTACGCCGATGGGTGCGGTCGGTATCGCGGACGATGCAGGGAAGCGATACGGCGCACTTCAGCAAGCAGCGCAGCAGGCAAAGCCGCTTATGCAGACCTACGATCTTGCGGCCCAAGCACTCAAGAGCACGATCGCTGGCAAGGGCGCGAATGCGGCGCTCAATGTTCCGGCACTGCTCAATACGTTCGGCATTCAGGCTGGCACCGATGCGGTGAAGAACAATCAGTTGCTCGCCAACTACCTGAACAGCGCGGCAGACCAAGCGGCGGCATCGCTCGGGTTGTCGGGCAGCGACTCGCGCCTTGCCGCGGCGAAGGCGGGCCAACCGGACCCGAACAACATGAACGGCCCGGCGCTGCTTGAGTCGATCAATCACGTCAAGGGGTTGCAGCAGGCGGTTCTTGATCGCCAGCAAGCTACGACCAATTTCCTCGCGCAGAACGGCAACAGCACGGCCGCGCTGCCTCAGTTTGAGGCGAAGTGGAATCAGTCGTTTAACCCTGACGTTTCGTATATCCGCTCGCTCGGCTCGCCGGAAGATCAGCAAGCGGCAATGCAGAAGCTGAAGGCATCCGGCCATCTGCAGCAGTGGACGAAGGATTATCAGGCAATGAAAGCCTTGGGAGCGTTCTAAATGGCAGATCCGCTGCTCGATATGGCGAACGCGGTGCAATCTGGCAAAGCCGTTTCGACGGCGGCGCCAGGCGCTGCGAAGTCTACCGGCGACCCTTTGCTCGATATGGCGAGTAGCGTCATGTCGGCGAAGGATGCGCCGGCGGCAACACCTGCGCCAGCCGCACCGCAACAAGACGCTCAATGGAAAACGCCGGGTTCCGTGACGATGGGTATTGGCGACGTCATCAAGGGCGGCGTTCAATCGATGGTTCACGGCGGCGCATGGCTCGCAGACAAGATCGCGCCTGATTCACAGTTCGCAAAGGACATTAACGCCGCGGTTCCGCAAGTCGATCAGACGATCCAATCGCAAGATGCGCAGTACGCGCAGCAGCGTGCGGCGCAGGGCGGCTCAGGAATCGACCTTGGCCGTGCGGCCGGAAACGTGATCGGCAGCGCTCCGCTGATGGCGCTTCCTGCCGGCGCTGGTGGCGGTTTGCTCGCAAAGGCCGGCGCTGGCGCCGTCTCCGGATTGGCGAGCGGGCTTGTCACGCCTGTGACCGATGCCGGCAGCACGTATGCGCAGCAGAAGGCGTCGCAGCTTGGCACTAGCGCAGCGGTCGGCGCCGTTGCCAACCCGCTCGTCAGCGCTATTGGGAGCGCAGTATCGCCGACGATTGGCGCGGCGCAACGCAAACTGCTCGACGCAGGCGTTCCGCTGACTCCGGGCCAGATTCTCGGGGGCGCAGCAGCGCGCACTGAGGCGAAGCTGACAAGCGTACCGTTTCTCGGCGACATGATTAAGAACGGTCAGCAGCGCGCATTGCAGGGCTTCAACAAAGCAACATACGATCAAGTTCTCGCGCCGCTCGGGCAGAAGTATTCCGGGCCGGTCGGGAACGAAGGTGTTGCGGCGGTTCAAAAGACCATCAGTGACGCCTACGACGGCGCGCTGTCCAAGCTGACGTTCAAGCCTGACGCTCAGTTCCAGTCCGATCTCGGCAACCTCACGCAGATGGCGCAGTCGCTTCCGGCCGCACAGCAGCAGCAGTTCATGAACGTGCTGAAAACGCAGGTTGCCGGCAAGTTGTCGCCGCAAGGCACGATGGACGGCGCCACGCTCAAAGGCGTTCAAAGTGAGCTCGGCCGTATCTCGCGCGGCCTGACTGGCGACCCGTCATTCGATAATCAGCAGCTCGGACAGGCAATCGGCGAGATCAAGAACTTGGTCGAATCCTCGTTGCCGCGCAATAACGCCGCCGACGCCGTTCAGGACTTGTCGAAAGCAAACGCCGCATATGCGAACTTCGTCCGCCTGCGTGGCGCGGCGGGCTCTCAAGGGGCGATGAACAATGAAGGCGTGTTCACCGCGGCGCAGTTGAATGGCGCTGTGCGGGCGGCTGACAAGTCAGCAGGGAAAGGCGCATCGGCAACAGGAAACGCGCTGATGCAGGACTTTTCGAGCGCCGGGCAGTCGGTGCTTGGCTCAAAGTATCCGGATTCGGGAACGCCCGGCCGATCGCTGCTGGCTCTCATGGGCCCGGCTGCGCTTGGTCATGCGTTCGCCCCTTCCTACACTGTTCCGCTCGCTGCCGCGATAGGTGCTGGCGCGTTGCCATACACCGCAGCGGGGCAAAAGGCCGCGCAAGCGTTACTTACTTCGCGTCCCGCGCTCGCGGCACCAGTAGGGAATGCGCTTACGCGCTACGGGGTCCCAATCGCCGCGCCGGCGTCCAATGCGCTCCTCCGAGCGCTCACAGGCCAGTAGAAACATGGCCTTGATTCTCGGATAGGCGACCGAAAGCGCAGTGATGCATGCAGTCGTAAAAACCATCCGCCAAAACTGATCGCTATTCATTTTTTCCCTCGACCCCGCCTAGTGCGGGGTTTTTTATTTGAGGCACGCATGCAGCTTATACCCAATGCAAAGCAGCAGTTTATCGACCAAAACGGAGCGCCGCTTGCAAATGGTACGGTCGGATTCTACGCCCCCGGCACGCTAAATCCAAAGACAACATATCAGGATGCGGCCGGCACCATTGCCAACACAAATCCTGTACAGCTCGACAGCCGCGGCCAGGCTTTGATTTGGGGATCGGGCGTATATCGTCAGATCGTCAAGGATGCTTTGGGCGTCACGCTCTGGGATCAGATCACCGAAGATTCAAATTCAGGGCTGTCGGGGAATATTACTGACGCAAAATTCTCCGCGGGGGCTGATTTCACGCCCGGCACGACGACGACTCTGACGCTTCCTGTATTGCCTGGCGCGTCGTCTAACGTGTGGGTTTTCTTCGACGCGGCATATCAGGCCGACGATCAGTATTCCGTCAACGGAACAACGCTCACATTCAATTCGCCGATCCCGGTTGGCGTGCAAGAAGTCAACGCGAAGATTGGGGCGACGGTCGCCATTGGTACACCTGCCGATGGCACTGTGACAGATGCGAAGATCGCGTCCGGCTCCATGCTCTACGACCGCATCTATCGACAAAAGACGGTTCGCGACTACGGCGCAAAGGGCGACGGCATCACCGACGACAGCGCGGCGTTCCAATCGGCGATCAATAGCGGCGTGTGTCGCATCCCGTACAGCGCCAAGGGCTACATGGTAAAGACGCCGCTGAACGCGACGAACATGCAGAGCCTGACGATCGAGGGCGACGTCCCCGTTCAGCCGCAGTGGAGCATGGGTTACGTGAACCCGATGGGCGGCAGCATCATCTACGGGAATACGAACAGCTGGGTTCTTGACATCACCGGCTCGAACAATGTTCTGCTGCGCAACTTCTCGATCTGCTGCTTGCCGCAGTTTTTGAACGCCGCGCTGCCTAATCTTGCTACCCCTTCAATCGGCGGCATCGTCGGCGGGACCAGCGATCACGACCCGGCCGGGCTGAATTATTCCGGTGGCGCCGGCTACATCTTCGAGAACATCTCGGTATGGCTCGGCAAGAGCGGCGCCAGCATCCCGATCTACGTCAACAACGGGAACATCGGCCGATATACGAACGTCGCCACCCTTGGGCAGTACGGAATCTGTCTTACGGCAAGCAATCCGCTGTCTGTTACGCCTCCCTATGCGACCTTCGGCCCGATCACCGAGAGCGATACAAACATCATTTCGGGCGCATTCAATGCGGGTTACGGCGCTCAAGCGATGATGTACTTCGAGCGCTGCAACGACCTTCAGGTTTTGGAGACCTATCACACGTTCGGCGCGGGCTTGGCTGGAGGCGTTTATAGCGGGGTTGGGTACTCGACCTACATCAACAATTGCTCGAACAGCAAGTTCAAGATCGGCGTCGACAGTTTCCCGTTCATGTTCAGGATGGACGGATCGATCAACCACGTCGATATGGAAGGGTTGATCTCCCAGGGCAGCACGGCGACGCCCGTTGGAAACCCGGCAATCGGGTTCATCAATGCAACCTCGATCAAGAATTCCAAGTTCAAGGTCATCCAGTTCGATAGCCGTCCAAACAACAACTACCTCTACGCGACAGCAGGGGTTGCGACGCTGAACACGATGGCGAATTGCGATTTCTGGCTCGATAACGTTCAGACGCCGAACATGGTTTTCTTCAATTCGACGAATGCAAATCCCGTGCCGTACTTCAATTGCAACTTCACCGGCAACCAAGATTTCGCCGTAGGGACCGCGCCTATGACGCTCCAGTACAACAGCTCTCCGGCTGCAACGAGTAACTACCGAATCAACGTGAACGGCAACCGACAAGGCACCGCATAATGAAAAAAATCGCATCTCTTATCGCTCTGTTGGCGTCTGCCTCGACGTTCGCGGCTACGCTCAATCCGATTCAACTTCTGAGTCCGGTTGGCTCGTCGGCAGGTCAGACTATCGTCTCAACAGGCGCATCGACGGCGCCAGGGTGGGCTACGGTCCCGCTTGCGGGGCTGTCATCGATTGCCGCTAATACGGTGGTGGCGAACGCCACTGCTTCTACCGCGGCCCCTGCAGCGTTCGCAATGCCATCGTGCTCCGGAACCTCGAACGCTCTCCAGTGGACGACGAGCACAGGCTTTACCTGCATGGGGACGGTAAACGCCGCCTCCTTGCAAAGCTTCAATTGGGCCATCCCTGCCGCGCTTGGCACGACGACGCCGAACAGTGGGGCATTCACGACGATCTCGACAAGCAGCACGATTACACCCAGCCAAACGGCCGGCATCGTTGGCACCACGACCAACAACAACGCGAACGCCGGCGCATGGGGGGAATATCAAGTCGCCTCTGCGACTGGTACAGCGCTTACCACGTCGACGAACACGAATACAACCAGCCTGACACTCGGCGCGGGCGACTGGGATATTCAGGTCAACAACAAGTTCAACATCGCTGCGGGCGCGACGCTGACTTCTGCCGGAACGACGGTTACGACTACGACCGCAGGCGGCGCTACGCTTGGTCAGACGACCTTCAACTCTGGCATTTCGGCGACGAATGCGATCGGCGTTGTATACGTGACGTCGCCTGTCGCGCGCTTCAGCCTATCGGCCACTACGACCATCTACGCAACCGGAATCGCGGTTTTCTCGGGTGGAACGGTGACGGTCGACGGCCTGATTCGGGCGCGCCGGGTTCGGTGACGCAACCGCCGGTCTAATTTAACAGCCGCCTTCGGGCGGCTTTTTCCATTTCGGGGAAATAGATGCCGAATGAAGCATCGGCCGTCATCGGCTCAGTAGTAAAAACAACGCCCTCATGGATCGTCACAGCCCTTGCATGGGGCGACGTCAATTTCCCGCGAATGCTGCTCATGCTGTCGATCGCTTACACCGCAGTTCAACTGTATTCGGCCATAAAGCGGCTGAAGAAGGGAAAGCCAGTTCATGAATAACCAGAATCTGCAGACGCTTATCGCCGAGCTGCGCCGCGACGAAGGTGTTCGATATGTCGTCTACAAGGACACGAAAGGCATCGATACAACTGGCGTCGGGCACAACCTGCAAGCGAAGCCGTTGCCGGCCGGGTGGAAGTATCCCCTCAATGACGTCCAAGTCAATGCGCTGCTCGACGACGACCTTGAGGACGTATTTCACGATCTCGACCGATTCCTTCCTTGGTGGCGCGACCTCAACGACGTGCGTCAGCGCGTCATGGCAAACCTATGTTTCAACATGGGGATAACGCGCCTGCTCGGGTTCGTAAGGGCGCTCACTGCGGCTCGCCAAGGCAAGTACGGCGCCTCGGCAGACGAACTGCTTAACTCGACGTGGGCCGGACAAGTAAAGGGCAGAGCGGTCCGCCTCGCCGACATGATGCGCAAAGGGGCATGACATGGATTGGAAATCGATTCTAGGCGGCGTCGCGCCGACACTTGCGACCGCTCTGTCTGTCGTGGGCGGCCCGGCCGGCATGGTCGCGGGCGCTGCGCTGCGCGCGGTAAGCAGCGCCGTGCTAGGCCATCAAGACGGCACGACGGATCAGGTGACGCAGGCGATTCAAGCCGGGCTGTCGCCGGACGCGATTGCAGCGCTTCAGAAGGCCGACAACGACTTCAAGGTTCAGATGGCGCAGATCAGCGCGGCAACCGAACAGGCGTCGATTAAAGCCGGTTCTGATGCGATCGGCGACGTCAACGACACGATGCAGAGTGAGGCGAAGTCCGATCACTGGCCGTCATATACCTGGCGCCCGTTTATCGGTTTCACGTTCGGCCTCTACATCATTTCGCTGTTCGTCCTGCCGCTGTTCCACGTTCAGCCGGTTTCTCTGTCAACGGACCTGACGCTGACGATCGGTGCAGTGCTCGGCGTGGCTTCGTTCTTCCGCGGGAAGATGCAGGCCGATCCGCGCGTGCAGGCAGACAGCAGGGGCTAGGCCCCTATGCGCGCGACGCGTTCGGCGGATGAGGCAGCCGGCGCGCGCTTTCGCATGAGAAAGCGCTGCGCCGGCTTCTCGACCAGAACGAAACTTGCCGCCGATACGAAAACCAGCGCACCCATGAATGCTTCCGGCGACAGGGTGGCTGTCTGGTTCCAGGTGAAGAACATCTTCATCAGGATCATGTGCAACATGTACATCGAGAAGCTAATCTCGCCAAGAAACACAAACGGCCGCCAGGAAAGCATTCTGCTGATCGCCCCGCGCCCCGATGCAAGCACGCCGATCAGGATCGCAAACAGCCAGCAAGAGCCCGACCTGTCTATCAGGATGCCGAGCCAGTACGGATGAATGTTCTCACGCGCCATCGGGAGCACGCGGAACAGCCACGCCGCAATGGCAAGCACAAGAGCCGCTTCGATCGCCGTCCATACGGCGTATGAAAATCGGGCGTGCTTGAGGTATCTGCTCCAGATTACCCACGTCGCCATCCCAAGACAGAACTCGAACCCGCGAACAAGCGGGTTTGCGTAGGTGGCGGACCCCACGCTGAGAACCTGAATATCTCCGCCTGCGGGCAGTCCAATCAGGTGCAACCCCGCATAGGCGGCAATGGTCGCTATGGCAGAGAACAACAGGATGCGCGGCCAGCGGCGCTCAATGTGCGGAAGCAGGAGGGGAAATACTAGGTAAAACCCGACCTCCGTCGATATGCTCCACGACACTGTGTTCCACGCGAAGAAGTTGGAAATGTAAGGGCTGAGGGATTGCGTGAGCGTGAGGTTCAGCGCGAGCTCAAACCATTTGCTGAATATTCCGTGTCCATCGAAGGTGATCGAATCTGCTCGAACGAATATCACGAGCATGAGCAACGCCAGAATATGCACCGGCCAAAGCCGCGCCAGTCTCGCCCTTATGAACTGGCCGTATCCCGGAAATGGTTTGGACGTGTACACATGGGTCAGGATGAATCCACTGAGCACGAAGAAAAAACTCACTCCGTGCAGCATGGCGGCGGGAACGTGCGCCAGCCAGGGCCAAGAAAAGTATGACTTCGCATGCAACAGCACGATCATCATCGCCGCGGCGAAACGCAGACTCGTCAGCGGCAAAAGGCTTTCGACCTTGTTTTTATGACTTGACATAATAGAGTTTATCACTCGGAAATTGCACACAGGGTTACGCACCGTTTCTGTGGATAACTGGCTGTGGACAACATTCCATTAGCCGCTGGCGTGCGGCCTATCGTTTTTCAATACGCCGCTGGGGTGCGGCTTATCGAGGCGAATACGCCGCTGGGGTGCGGCACTATATAGATTCTATATATCTTAAAGTCTTTAGATGGGATAAGTCAGTCTGGTTTCTTGGGGACAACTTCGATCCCGACGACAGAAGGCGCATTGTAATTGTTCACCGTCGCATGCGAGCCGGTCAGGAAATTGGCGTTTAAGACGATCTTGACCTCTAGACCTCCCTGCATACTCCCGCTCGCCGCGAACGCCTTCAGCTGGTCTAGAACCTGTTGAAACTGCATCGGCACGTACTTCGCCTCGCCGTGCATCGCTATCTCGCCATTGGCAGCCGTCATCGGTATTTGCTCCGTCAGTTCATACGAATTGCTGCGCCCGAGTCGCTTGCGCGCAACGATCCCCATTTCGTCGAGTTTTGAGAGCGCCCGGTCGACGGTATCCAGTGAAACGCCAACATGCTGGGCGATCGCGTCGCGTCCCGGATAGGATTTTCCGGTATCGAGCGCGGCATAGCTTTTGAGAACGCAGTACACCGCCCACGCATTCACGCCCATTTCGGCGATCTTGTCGCGCTGGATCATGGCGCGCACGACGTGGAACCAGTGATTCTCGACCTTCAATTCCTCCCACAATTCTGACTGATCGGCCATCATTCAATCCCATATTGCTTCTTCAGGCGAGCCAACTCCTTTTTCGCGCCTTCAACCAAAACTTCAGTCATCGGCGTGTCGGTCAGCTTCATATAGGCTCTCAGGTCTTCGTACAGGCTCTTTGGAACATTCAAACTCATGTTTCGGGTTGCCTCGCGCTCTCGGAATGCGGGGCGCGCAGCGGTGCCTTGCGGCTCGCCGGCTGGCTCGTCAGCCTTTGGCGGCACTCCGCCAGGCGCGGATTCGATGAAGTTCACAACGGGCGGCCTGAGTGGTGCGCGTTCAGTCACGGAACACCTCCGCGTAAAGCTGTGAGAGTTCGTCGGCGGCCTTCTGGTCGAACATGCCCCGATCCAATTCGGTGACGCCCCGCCCTTCCCTTGCGGCATTGCGGAACGCAACCCGGTCGACAATGGCGCCGTCAAACGTTGAGAAATAGTCGGACATTTCGCGCAGCACGGCACGCATTTCCGATGCCTCTTTGCTCTGCGGATTCGCCGACACTCCATTGAGCACGGCCACAGCGCGGAAGGTTCTGCCTGTGCTCCTCGCTGCCTGTACGAGCTGCGCCATCTTCCCGAGCGACCATGTATCGAACTGGCCTGGTTTAATCGGCATCACGAGCACGTCGCATGCCGCAATGGCGCTTCTGAGTTCGGCGCTATCCCTGCCGCCGGCGTCGACGATCACCGTGTCGATAGATTCGCGCTCCGCAGTAAGCTCGCTGAAGATGTTCCCTGTCAGCTTTGATAGGCGGATAGTCGGCGCTATATCGCTTTCGACGCGCAGCATTCCCCATGTATAGGCGCTCTCCTGCCTGTCTGTATCGATGAGTTTTACCGTGCGCCTATGCCCGACGCGCAACGCGGCTAGGTTAGTTGCGATGGTGGTCTTTCCCACCCCGCCCTTCTCTGTGGCGACAGCAATAAGCATATCGGCTCCTCTGCCTGTATTTGTCCGCATAGACTAGACCATCAATACAATAACGGCAAGTAGGAAGCTCAGATGGGCGTATATATATGCATACACCCATATGACCGGGCTGTCATGCCGCCTGCCGCAGCGCGAATCGTTCTGTCGGCTTGCCGGCCCTGATCTGCACCGCTTTACCGGCGTCGAGGCGCTTCGTGTATTCGGCGCATGCCCGCGTGTACTGGCGTCGGCTCACTGTCGCGACCAACTGCTCGAACACATGGATTCCGCCGTTCATCGCTGCGAGCTCGTCGCCGGTCAATATGAACTTGCCGCGCGCCTGGAACCGTTCGCACAGGTCGATCATGGCGTTCTGCGTGTCGTAGAGCGCGCGCAGGCCGATCTCACGATTGCCCGCCGTCTCGCACAGGACGATCGCCACGTTCATCCCTACGACGATCACGTCCCAGTGGTCTTTCGTTCCTTCGCCGCGCGAGAGGGCGAGGGCGGCCGCATGGATTGACGTCAGCACTTCCAGCCGTTCTTCGCCCTTCATCGGCGCGTCGGCGTCATACAAATACATGACGTGATTCTTCGGCTCGATCACCTTGCGCGGCTTGCGGTTCGGTTTCTTATTGCCGGCCATTAAACTTCCCCAAAATGTTTGCGATCTTCTCAACCAAATAGCTGAAAAGCTTCCACATGCCCCAGACAATGAATATCCCAAGCACGCTTTGAACGACCCCTGAGAAAGTTGGCGCGCGGGTCGGATATGCATAATGGCTACCTCTCGCCATTGCATCGATAGACGCCAGCGCGAGAGTGCATGCGATGTGCTGCTTCACTTCGGTTCCTTCTGTTCCGTTGCGGGAATGGGGGCGCCGAACAAGGGGCGAGCGGTTGAGCGCGGCCAGTCATGGCGGCGGTAATGATCGGTGCTTACAACCTCGCGTTCTCCGTCTGTCGTTACTTCCCACCATTCCGCCTCCTGCCCGCTCACAGTGCGGCGTGCTTCGTAGAAATCGATCAGCGGCTGGACTGCGTTTAGCAACTGATCGTCGCCGTGAGTCTTGAGGTTCAGAACGGCCAAGTCGAGTGCAGCTTTTTGTTCTGGTGTCACGATTTCTTCTCCTTAGCGGCTAGGATTGCGCGGGCGAACGGCAGTATGTGACCCGGCTCCGCGTCTCCGGGTTCTTCGGTGTAGTGGTCCTGGAAAATCTCGATGATCTGTTCATCCGTCAGCGCCGCATCCTTTTCGGCGTCCGCACGCTCCTGACTCGCGCCGATTAGCGCGCGAATGCGGCCTACATGCTCAAGCCTGTCGGGTCGATCCGTGCTGCCGATGTAGCCGAGCGCGAGCCGCAGCGTATCGATCGTCGCCTCGTCAAGCGGTGCTGTGTCGGCGTCCGCACGCTCAGGCGAATACACAAGTAAATGCTTCCATGCTCGTGGATCAACTTCGGAAGCCTCACTCCCAAGCCGATCAACCAAATCCATCATTGCATCGCTGATTGGCTTTTCTTTTGGGAAATTGGCGAGCAATCCGTCCCGATGTTCCTTGCTGGCAATACGCCACCGCTCGAACTCTTCCGCCGTGATCGACTTCGACCCCGCTGTGTCGGCGTCCGCACGCTCAGGCGTAGGGGCTGCATACCCGCTGTGTTTGTCAGCGTCGTAATCGAGAATCCACGGTTCATCGACTAGTTCGCCAATCATCCAGCGCATACGATCTGCCTCGTATCGCACGCGATCCGGGTATTCCGAGTGGTCGATCGTAATCCCTTCGCTGATGTCGCCACGATGCAGGATGGCCGTCCAGTTCGTCTTGCCGTTGCTCTCGGCCATCGAACCATACCAAACCTTCAGCTTCGGCTGCGCCTCACGCGGTGCGGGAACAGGCGTAGGGGCTGCGAGTGCGCGCAAGTGATGTGCAATCACGTTGTCGTGCCCGTCTGTGCTTCTCTCAAGCCGATGAATAGCGTGTTCAAGCCACTTGTTCATTACCGCGCCTCCCATTTGTTCACGAAATTGCGCAGCCATTCGCGATCGATCGTGTCTTGGCCGTCTACGTGCTGTTCAAAGAACTGATCGAAGCCCGGTCGTGCGTCGATAGCCTCACGCGGTGCGCACTCGGCTTGCGGGGCTGGTCCGCCGCCAAAAGCCATTTGCGCTTTCTGCCAGCGAGTGAGCGCCTCACCCTTGCCGCCATAGACCGCATCCTTCGCGGGCTCAGGCTGATCGGCTCGGGCTGACAGTGCGGCTTGTGCTGCGCGCAAAATCTTCGGCGCGTGCCAAAGCGGGTCATAGATGATCGTGTCCGGCCCCGGATAGTTCTCTGCGAACCACTCTGTGAATTGCCGCTCCGCATCGTCTGCCGCGCGTTTTTCGTCTGTCATATTCCTCTCCTGTTATTCAGACCGCGCGGGCCACTTCACATTGCGCCGCGCTTCGTCGATCCATTTCTGATGCCGCCGTGCATCGGCCACACCGCGCACTAATAAGCATGCAGCAAGCGCCGCCAATCCCCCGCCTATGAGCCAGAACATACGATTCCTATGTTTTTAGAAGTGATGTATCTATGGGCTCTAAGATACCGTGTTGGCATCGCTTGTGCAAGTGGAAATTGCTGATTATTTGCGTGACGACATGCACAGTGCTCGGAATCGATCGTTGTTCGCTTGGTAGCCGACGAGATTGGCGCCCATCCATGCGGGCGTCTCGCCGCGCGTCGTCTTGCGGTCGATGGTTTCCCGTAGATCCTCACCGACGAGCAAGATGTATTTGACTCGATCGGTTTTGCTTGCGTTTCGTCCCTCGCGCCAAATAACACCTTTGTCTACTAGTAAATGTAACGTGTCACGAACACATGCGCGCGGCACGCCGGGAAGCAAGTCCAGAATCTGTTCCTGCGTGTACGTTCGATCCGGGCTCATCGCATCAATCAAATCTTGTTGCGGCACGGTGATGGGCGTGCTGCCAATATTTATTGTGTTCTTCATGATTGCACTTCCGTTCCATAGTTTGCGAATTCTCCGTGCACCAAAGCGGCGGCCGCACAATATGCAGCGTGCGCTTTCTCTGGCGAGTCGAAGTTCCCAAGGAATGCAACTTTCCCGCCCAAGCCGATTCGAGCCTGCCACTTCTTGTCGGACTTGTGCCAGCTGACTCCCTTGTAGCCCGATTTGTTACTCTGCGACTTCGCCCGATTCCTCGAATTTTGAGCGTTCGTGCAAAGGCGCAGATTTTCTTTCCTGTTGTCTAGCGGGTTCCCGTTCTTGTGATCGATTAGCACCCCGTCGACGCCGGCAACGCCCATTATTTCCCTGTGCATGAAAATCTTGCTGCCCTTCTTTTGAAGATTATTCCGCCTTGCATACCCTCGTGCATCAAGCGCCCAATTGCTTTTTGACAGCCAGTCAAAATCTTCGTCGTCGACAATCGCCTTTGCGTTAGGATACTTTTTCGTGCTGCAGTCGATGATCTTCATGCTGCGTCCTTGTTCATCTTGCGAGCGCGCACCGGCTCCCATTCGGTATAGCCTTGATCCCACATGCCGCGCTTTTCTTCCCTGGTAAATAGCTTTCCCTGGTCATATTCCACATGGCACCAGTGGCAGGCGGGCAGGGTGAGTTCATTTGAGACTTTCAGGCCCATTCCCTTGCCTTCGTTGCGATGCGCCGGCACAACGATGTCAGGCGAGGCTTCTCCGCCGCAGACGACGCGCAGATAGCATTGCTCGCCGCGGCAGGCCGCCAGATACTTCGAGCCTTCTGCGACCGTCGGCTTCTTGGCTCGGCGGCGCAGTGTCGTCTTGCGATCGGCCAGCGCGAACGGCTTGGGCTCCTTGCGCGCGAACCCGGTGCGCTTCATCGGTGCGGAGCGCTTCATCCGTGTTTCCCCATCACTCGAAGGCAGTACCAGAACGAGTGCGGTGTCGCGCGGCATTCCTGCCACATCGAAACCTCGTACCAGCCGAGTAGAAAGAAAACCACGCCAAACAACGCGATATAAAGCAGCAGAGGCCTCATGCGGTCGCCCGGATTAACTGCGCGAACGGGTTGCCCTGCATCGATTTCGCCCAACGTCGCGCCTTTTCGACGGCCTTGTTCTTCTCGTAGTGGCGAGCGTGTCGCATCTTGGCGCATGTCCGCTTCGATGGCTTCGGCTTGTCCTTCCCTTCGCCCGCCTTCCAGATCGCCATGACGCGGCCGGTTTCGTTGATCTTGTGATGCCAGCCGGCGATGTGGATCAGCCCGTCGGCGTGCATCGCGCGCATCGCTCGTCTTACCGTATCCTGGTGAAGCCCCATGACGTCGGCAAGGTCGATGCCCGTCATTCCCTTTTGCAGCAGATCCAGCATCACGCGCCAATTGTCGTAGCGCTTCGATTCGGGGTTGAGACTGCATCCTGTGTTGCTCATGCCGCAAGCTCCTCATAACCGGCCGGCGCCGGGTCTTTCCACTGAACGTTGTTCTCTGCGCCCCATGCGTAGAGAAATTCGATGAACTCGGCTGCGTGGCGCTTGCTGAACTTGCGCGTCTGAACGCCGAGTTGCACAAAGCCGGTCCCGTCGAGATTCGGCACGATCGCGCCGACGCCTTGAACCGGGTCGCCTTCGGCCGCCTTCACCCTGGCGAACGCATCGACGAGCAGGCGCTTCCACGTTTCCAGATCGCGCATCGAGCCCATGAACGGCACTTGCTTTGCGACGTCGGCGAACATGGCGTGATACTTCGCCTGCTGGTCGCTGGATTTAGTCGGCGCCTTGATCTCGACAATGAAGCCGTCAGGGGCTTGGATACAGGCGCGGCTCGCCATCTGGCGCGCGGTAGGGTGGACGAGGCGATAGAGTTGTTTGTCGCTCATGACGCCATCACCATGACTGTGCATTCGCCGCCTTTGACGACCGGGCCGCGCTTCACATGCAGTTCGTCTATCTGCTCGTCATCATCGAATAGGCCGGCATGTTCCAGCGCATCGTTTAGCGCCTTCAGACGGTTATCGAGATCGGCCGCGCGTCGGTCGCGCATCGACAGCTTGACGGCCATGAACAGGCGCGCAGAGCCAAATTTGATGGCGTTGTGCTCGGCGACGATCTCGGCGACCTTCTGGCGGAAGTCTTTGCCGGCTGCCGTAATGAACATCCCACGCTGGCACTTGCGCCAGTAATTGTTGATGGATGGCGGCAGGGGCAAAGTGAGAAACTGTGCGACGCCGGATAACTCGTGTTGGCCTGTCATATCGTTGTTTTCTTTTCGCTGCGGATAAACGCCCATAGCTCGCGTTTCGCTGTCTCGGCGCACTCGTCGCCGGCTTTGCCCCTCACTCGCTCGACGATCGCCTTAGCGAGCCCGTATTCGCCGCGGCGGCCGTCGCGCACTGCCTGCATGAAGTCGCGCAGACATTCTTGCTGCGAGTTCATTGGAGGCAGATCGACGAGTAATCCACTGTTCGCCTGATCTGGTAGTGCCGGCGAAGGGGCGGCAACCACGGATCGAAGCAGACGACTTCCATGTAGCCATTCGCGAGTAAGACGATTTCTGTTTTCATTTGATTTCCAACCTTTGCGATCTAACGAGGCGACAACCAGGTACATCGAAACCTTCTGAAATCGCGCGCTTGATCAAAACCTTGTCCGGCGCCGGCAGGGGCGGGACGGGCTCTGTCTTGTAGCTCGCCGGAATCAGCGCTTCGTCGTCAATCGCGACGGCGGGCGGGTTCTGCGCGATCTTGATCTTGAAGAACGGCGTGTCGATCTTGTCGCGGCCGGCGAGCTGCAGTCCGTCGAGCAGGTACTTGCGGATGCGTGCAGCGCGGTTTTCCATCGCCTTAGCGCGCTCGGTCATCGCCTTGGCGTGCTCTTTGATCTGCTCGGCGGTCGCTTCCAGATTGCGCGCGACGAAAGCCGTGTTCATCGCCTTCGCTTCCAGGTCGCCGCCGATCGATTCGAGCGTGTCAGCGAACGTCTGGTCGTCCAGTTCCAGGTCTTGCAGCTTCTGCGCGTCGGCGCGGTATTCGCCGGCGATCTCGAACAAATTCATTTTTGGCTCCGTTCTCTGGTTATCCGCTGCTGTGCCGCAGCGGTATCGGTTCATCAATAATACATCGAAACGATGCTATCAGGGTATCGGAGTAGAATAAATTTTTGCTATGACGTCACGGGTGCGCGCCAGTTCCTGCATTTCGCGCAGGTGCAGGATCAGCCCGAGCGAGTCGCGGCGCATTGTCGCTTCGGCGATGTCGATCTCGGCGGTGCGAATCTGCTCACGGATGATGTCGAGCGGGACCAGGGTAACGGGAACGTGTTCGAATGCTTGGGCCCGAGCAGCGGCGCTGTCGATGTCTGCGAATAACTTGTTCATTTCGTTTCCCCTGTGAGGCCGCGCCATTCGAAACCACCGTCTCGCTGCGCTTCCTTGCTGACCTTGTGCTTGCACGACTCCGCGCCGTCGGGCGTCTGCGCCGTGAACCCCCAGTGCTCGCCTGTCCAGTAGCTGAACCAGCGTCCTACTTGCTTCGAGCCGTTCGGCTTCTTGCGGACCTCATACGCGCCGATGTGAACGGGCGTAACGTGCTTCGGAAACCAATCACTTACTGACTCCATGAGATTCCCCTGTGCGCCGCCAGCGAGGCCAGCGGCGCGTTTGTTGTTAGATCAGAACGGAATATCGTCCGACATAGAATCGAAGCCGCCTGCGACCGGCGCTGCTGCGCGCTGCTGGCCTTGTGCCTGGCGCGCGGCGCGGTGGCGCAACGTCGCAACAAACTTGTCGGCCTGCGCTGCGACAACCTTCTTGTCGAGGATTTCGCCCGCCATCAGGTTGTCGGCCGCACGGAAGCAGCCCGCGAGCAGAACGCGGATGCCCGTCGTGCCGTCGTTCTTCGGATAGTCCTCGGTGTCGAACATCACGCCGATCGGCTTGCTCATCAGCGCTGGGAAGCCTTCAACTTGCATTTCTTGGCGCGCGCCGACGTCGCGGTTCCATTTCTTGACGGTGACCAACTGCGGCTCGATGTTGCGGATGCCGAGGCAGGTAAGCAGGGCGCTCACGAGTTTCATGCTGCTCGGGATTTCCTTGCCCTGACGGTCGAACGTCCAGATCGTGAACTGCGCGGCCTGCTTGTCGGCCGTCTCGAAATCGAAGTCAATGCCGCGCGCGCCGTTCTTGCTGGTTACGTCCTCGGCGCGCAGGAACGAGCCGATATAGGCGCCCGGTTGATCGATTCGGCCAAAACGTTCATCGGCTTGGCGGGCGGCTTGGGGGTTCAATGCGTACATGTGCTCTCCTGAGCTAGGTTCGTGGTTTCAGATGGTTCTGAAGGAGATCGCCAGTTAAGCGGCCTGGGGAATGCCGTAATACTCTTGAAGCGCCTCGTCGACCATGTTCAGGTCGTTCGGGATACGCTCGTCTGCGAACAGGCCCATCGGGCTTTTCACGGTGTCGCGGCCGTTGTTGCGCGTGGTGAAGGTGTATTCGCCGTCGACGACGTCTGTCTTGAGCACGATCGTGAACAAGCCTTCGACCGTGATCTTTTCGTCAAGCAGCTTGCCGATCGTCTTGGCCTTGGTGTGCCCCGAGTCGAGCTGTTCGCTATGCGTGAGGATGTAGACGCGAACGTCATCCGGCAGGTTGTTTGCAGCCGTCAGAACGTCCCATGCATGCTTTCCGATCTCGGTGAACTTCTGAAAGCCCGTTTCGGCGCTGCGGCGCATGTATTCGTTTGCGAGGAGATATTGAAAATCGTCGATGACGATCGTCTTGCGCTTCGTCTTGTTCATGATCTCGACAATGCGATTCGCGTCATCGGTCACGAACATGTTGCCGGTCGTGTTGTCCTTGCTGATGTAGCTCCAGCCAGCCGCGCGGAACGGAAGCGGCTTCTTAACGACCTGAATCAAAAGGGTCTGCGCAGGATTGAAATTGCGCATTGCCGTGCTCTTGCCTGTGCCGCTCTGACCGATGACCATCGTTGCTGTGCTCATTCCCGTTCTCCAGTTCGTATTTCTCGTGTTCTTCTTGCTCGATTTGCTGCTGCCACTCGGCGCCGTCGCTCATGACGTGACGAGGTTCGCCAGGATCACGACGATGGCGGCCAGCGAGGCGAAGGCGAGGGCGGTGCGGCCGGGGAAATAGAGAAGCGCGATGTCGAGCCGGTCGCCGAGCGTCAGGCGCAGGTCTTTCACGTCGGTGTTCTTCGGGAATGTCGGGGTATCGCAACTACGTTCTGTGACGGTATCGCATGCGGACAAAGCTTCGCCCGTTGCAGGCAATTGCTGCGATCCGTGAAAGGTGCGAAGTGCCGATAAGCCTTGCGTAGCGGTGTTCATGATCGTTTCCTCTGGTTCGTTTCGTTGTTTGCTGCTGTGACTAAAGAATACCGCTACGGTATCCGACGTGCAAGCGATTTCGCAAATTTATTTGTGCGGTATCCAACCCCGACGCGCGAATTCCGGTTCCAGCTTTGCGATGGCGCTCTCGCGCAGCTCTGCGACGGCCGGCGCGATCTTGGCTGCCACGCGCGAAACGGTCGCCTGGTTGACGCCGCACTCGCGCGCGAGCTGCACCTGACTCGGCGCATACCGCTCACCGAACACGAACTCGCGCATCAGCGTCATGCGCACCAGTGTGCGGCTCCTGTTCGCGCTCTCGAATAAGCACGTCAGCCGATCGATGGCTGCGCATCGCTCACCCTGTTCGCCGCCATATGAGGCATCTAGGACGGCCTGCTGATCGCGCGACAGGTGCGAGGATATGACATCGAGCACGAGGCCCGCCTGCGCTTTCTTTTCAGACGCAGAGAGGATCATCCCGCCTTCCTTGCCGCAGAACTCTTTGATCTCGCTCGCCTTCACTCCGTCGGTTGCCCGCCAGTTGAACGCGAACTGTAGTGCGCTCTCCACGCAGCGGAACAAAGGTACTCGGGACATCGCTTCGTCATCACACGCAGCTTTGCGCAGAGTGAGCGTTCCCCGAAATTGATCTTGCCGATCGTCCAAACGCAGCCCTTGCATGATCGTTCCTCGCGCGCGATTAGTATTTTTAGTGGGTCGCCGTAATCAGACTGGCGTAAGGGCTTGGTCATTTCGGGAAGCCGGGCAGCGGCATCCAGTGCGTGACGTCGCGGTGCTCGAATTCAACTTCCCTTTCGAACCCGCTAACCTCGGGAACGTCGACGTACTTGAACGTCTTTCCGTCTTGTTTCCGTGTGAAGTGTGAAATCTTGCAAACGCTGATGAACTGGTACGACCCATACTGTGTCCCGGCAACCAAGATCTTTATATCTTCTGGCGCCTCTTGATCCTTCACGCTGATCCAATCGCTCACGATTCCTCCCGCTTCGGCTCGGGCTTCGGCGCCGGGATCGACCAGGCGCGCGCCATGACTTTGAAGAACATCCAATAGGCGAGGGCGGGGCTCATGCTGCCTCCGCGATCTGGCCCATCAGCCGGGCGCGGCAGATTGCCTGCATCGCTGCCAGCGTTTCGGCGCCTTTGAATGCCACTGATCCGGCTGGCGCTTCTCTGCGCACCAGGCGCCACAGCGGAGCCGTGCGGAAGCGATATTTGCCGAGCGCTTCGACCTTGGACTGATCGAGCATGCGGCCGAGCGATTGGCAGACGGTCGCGAGGCATACGCCGATCTCGTCGGCGATCTCTGCGGCCTTCGCGCCTTCCGGGCGCGTGGCGAGGTATTCAGTGATGGAAGCCGCGCTCATGCTGCCACCTTCTCGACGCACCAGATGCGCAGGCCGCCTTCGACGGTGCGCGCGTCGAATGCTTTGCCAGTGCGGCGCGTGTGCGAATGTGCTGCGGCGCGTGCGCCTTGAGTCGCGCGCGTGTCGCCAGGAACGAAGAACGAGTCGCCGACCAGCATGTCAGCGAACGGATACCGAGGGCGCCGACCGCGCTTCACTTGCGGCATTGGCACATTTTTGTCGATGGTGAAACCCCGCGATAACCCTTCAGCGGAATTAAAAGATTCCTTCAATGCATCCATTTAGCGTTCCCCGGTGGCATTTTCGCAACTTTGTTATGAGGTATCGGTCACTGCTCGCAAACGTAAAAAATCGCTTCCCGTTCCGGCATCCGATGCTGTCATAGTATCGTAATACCTGAAGAAAAGCACTAATTTTCGATCAGTCCAAACCCTTATTTCTGGTCTTTTGCTCGGGCTGGCGGCCGAACTCGCGGCCGTGCGACAGGTCGGCAAAGCGCGTCTGTTCGCCGATGAACGCAAGGCCGGTGATACCGGTTTCCCCCTGGCGCTGCTTCGTGCAGATCACTTCGCAGACGCCGCGGTCCATCGAGTCCGGGTTGTAGACTTCGTCGCGGTACAGGAACAGGATCGTGTCGGCGTCGGCTTCGATGTCGCCGGAATCCTTCAGGTCGGACGAAAGCGGACGCTTGTTCGGGCGTTCCTCGCACTTGCGCGAGAGCTGCGAGAGCAGGACGACGGGAATATCCAGTTCCTTCGCCAGATTCTTCAGCCCCTTCGTCAGCGCGCCAATCTGCAGGTCGCGGCGTTCTTCCTGCCCGGTCGCCATAAGCCCGAGATAGTCGACAACGAGCATCGACAGTCCATGCTTGCGCTTGACCGCGCGCGCCTTATTGCGGACTTCCAGAAGCGTCAGGTTCGGCTGGTCGTCGAGGAACAGGTTCAGTTCGTTGATCTTCCGCGTCGCGTGCGTTACGCGGGACCACTGCTCATCCTTCATCGCGGCCGGGTTGCGAAGTTCGGCCATTGAAATTCCACCCTGCGCCGACACAAGCCGCTGCTGCAGTTGGACATTCTTCATTTCCATAGACAGGAACAGAACCGTCGAATCGACTGCGACGTTGGCTGCGATCGTCAGGGAAAACGCCGTCTTACCCATCGACGGGCGCGCGGCAACGATCACCAGATCGCCGCCATAGAAGCCGCCGCCGAGCTTGCGGTCCAAGTCCGTCAGGCCAGTAGGGACGGGCTTAATCAAGCCGTCGACCTGCTGATCCATGTAATTCAGGTAGTCGACGAGCGATTGGCCGGCGCGCACCGGCTCAGACTTCACAACCGCCTCGCCGAGCCGTTCAAGCTTCGTCGACGCGCGATCGATCAGCACCGCAGCGCTGTCCGGCGTCGTGCCAACTGAATCCTGGATCTCATGCGACAGGGCCAGCAGGCCGCGCTTCTGCGCACGGTCGCGCACGATGTCGGCATAGCGGGCGATGTTAGACGCGCTCGGCGTGCTGTGCGCCAGGTCATTCAGATATGCCAGTCCGCCGACGTCGGCCGCGCGGCCCTTGGCTTGCAGGCGTTCAAAGACGGTCATCACGTCCGCGCCTACGCTGCCCGAGATCAACGCGAGGATTTCGGTAAAGATCGCGCGATGGTCGGCGCGGTAGAAGTGCTCCGCGCGCAGGTCGCCAATACGGTCGACAGAATCGTTGTCGATCAGCAGGGCGCCAATGACGGACTGCTCGGATTCGATGCTCTGCGGGATTGCCCGCTCGATGTCATTGGCGCTCATGCTTGCTCCTTGTGGATTCGGTTGGCTTGTTGGCCCTGCGTCGTCAGCGTGCAAATGCCGTCAGCAGTGAAGAACCAGAGTCGGAACCAGTTGCCACGAACCGACTTTCGATAGACAGCGCGCCAATCCTTGTAGCGCTTGCCGTCCGTGGCATAGCGCTCTTTGAACTCTTTCCAGTGGAGCACGATGTATTCGAGCGGAAGGCCAGCCTTATGGGCGTATTCAAAAACAGGATCGTTTTCAGGGATTGCCCGCTCGTCTGCGGTTTTGCAGTTTTCGATCCATTCCGCGAAGGAGAGGTCGGCGCGCGGAGCGCGACGGCGCGAAGCGCCTTTCTGTGTAGTCTCTGTTGTAGTCTCTGTTCTATCTAGAAGAAGGCGCGGTTTTGCAATCTCGGACGATTGCAATTTGCCATCATCGACGGCTGCAAGCACGTCGTAGTCGATGCGGTAATACATCGTTTTGTCGAAGCTGTTGTCGCTCAAGCATTCGCCGACGATCAGGCGTTCCGACTTCAGGCGCGCGAGGGTGCGCCGGACGGTATCGAGCGACCAGAAGGGAAATTGATCCTGCCATTGCTGGACAGTGTTGTAGACCCACCGGAAGCCCTTCTTTTCCGTGCCGCTACGCTCAAGCCAGTAGTGGATCTGCTGAAGAACGATCGCCTCGTTCAGCCCGATCGCGACCGCCAGCTTCGGTAAGACCTGAAGCGGGTATTCGTTGATTAGCAGCTTGCTCATGCCTTGCCCCTGATGGTGCGCTTGAGCGATTCACAGAGCATGTGAGCCTGCATCTGCTTCGCTTCCTTGGTCTTTAACTGGCCGATGTTCTTTGCCATTGCCATCTGCCAGGCAGCAGCGGCATTCCCCCGACGGCGAGCGGCGTTCACTTGTCGCTCCGCAGCTTGCCGATCAGACGCGCCGGCACGTCACGCAGGCCGAGCAGGGCAAGGACGGTCATCGGATCGCCGGTGAGCTCGTCGCTCGCAGTGGCGAGGCGCAGAGCCTGCTGGTGGCTGATGCCCTTGTCGGCGCCTTCCCGCGCGCCACGGTGCTTGATGGTTTTCCAGTAGTGGATGCTGATGTCGAGCTTTTCGCACAGTTCCTGCGCTACTTTCGGGCCGTGCTTTGCGTGCCATTCGCGGGCGTTCATGGGGATTCCTCTGACGGGGTGGAGTTACGATGCTAATACTATATCCGATACCGTCACGGAATCATAGAACTATTCGGACGTCCTGTAGGCTAAGTGCGTGATTTTGCTATGTTTAGATGCCGTAACAGTTGCGTTTCTTTTTAAAAGGCTTCACTATTCGTGTATGGGATACCTGACGCGCAGAGAACCCAAGAGGCAATAAGAAAGCGCAGACGAGCGCACGCAAACCACCACTTGCGTACTACAAAGGGAAGGATTTGATATGACTGTTGAAAAGGTCGAGGACGTTCGACTGAGAAATTTCTTGTTCTTGTTTGAGAGCTTCAAACAGGAAATTTGGAAGGATTGGCCGAACGAGCCAGAGCGGGGCATGCTGACTCGATTCGCTGATCGGCTCGGGATCAACAAAATCTACCTTTCCCAAGTGAAGAACGGCCGAAAGGTGATCGGCACAGTCACGCGCAACAACATCGAACAAGCGATGGGGCTTCCCGAAGGCTGGATGGATACCGATCACACGCAGGAAGTGATCGACGCCGACGACGACGCCAAGGCTTTCGCCGATGCCGCCATGGCTATCTACATGCAAGCCCCCGAGGCGGCCCGCGCGGCGATGTTCAGGGTCATGGGCGCCCTTGCCACGAACAAGCCGATAGAGAGCCTCCTAGAGAAGTCTGAGCACCACAAGTAAGGTTTCGCTAAGTATTCAACCCGCGCCCGCCCGCTTGCAGTAAGGAGCGGGCGTTGTTTTTGTGGGTGGCGGACAAACGGTTGACAAGCGCCAAAAGATAATTGTTTTGAAAGTTACAGATTCGTCCCATCAATGCAATTGTTACCGTTTGCATTACGCAAATGAAACAGGATGCTACGAAAAATAGTTGATTAACCCTATGATAGGGCTTATTGTGACGGTATCGCTTCAGAGGAAGCGAACCCCACACAACAGCACAAGGCAGGCAAAAATGACCGGTGTTCAAGAATTGTCATTCGCATCGAATAGCGACAACGCATTGATGGCAGTTCTGCCGACCGATTTATCGGCGCAATGGACGGATTCTGAAGTAATGCGCGCAGGTATCAGCGCGATACCCGCCAACAAGCGCCGGGAAGCTCTGGCTGCACTGATGGCATTGGTTGGCGCCGGCACGACGGATACGGTCACGGAATTCAACTAGCACTTGCGATACTGCATAGGTATTGGTATCATTTGTCTACCGTGACACAAGTGCGTGAAACGGTTCCTCCCTCTGCTGATCTCCCCCGGTCAGTTTCGGCTCGCCCACTAGGCTTTGAGCCGTTTTTTCTTCAGCAAGGCGCTGCCCGACACGATCGAGCGGCGCCTTTTTGCTTCATGGTGTCACCTTCGGCTCCCCACCGATGACAAGCCGGGAAAGACCGGCACAAACAAAAATGCCCGCGCAAGGCGGGCTTCTCGTTAAGTCGGATCGGGCTATAACCGCAGCGCCGGATTGCGATGCGAGCGCATGGTCAGTGCCGCGCAGGGTGATCGTCACTCTCCAGGCGCTCCATCCACTTGATCGCCTCGATCTCGCTGTCGCTGCGTATCCAGTGATCGACAAGGTTTGACAGGATCGCATGCGAGCGCAGCGTGTCGTGCTCTTTAAGGGCCGCGCGAATCTGCGGCAGGTAAAGCTGCGCGAACCCGCTTTGCAGCGCACAGATGATGTCGTCGTTCGACAGATCAGCCAGGCGCTGCTCGATCAATTCCTCTTTCTTTTCGGCGATCAGCTCGTCGCGATGCTCGTCAGCATCGATCAAAGCCTCTCGCTTCGATAATAAGCGGTCAAAGTGCGCCTCACGCGCGATGTCGAATACTGCTGCCATGATGGTTCCCCGATAGGTTGGTTTCGTTTCGCGCTTCCGTAAGCGCATGTCCGTACGATACCGTGACAGTATCCGTCACGCAAGTGTTTTCTTTGAAGTCTTTGCTGCGCGGATGCTTTGCGCGTTCGCTCGCCAACATACGATCCCGTCATAGAATCGGAGAGAGTCATGAGCACATACGTTTTGCTGGTCGCTTTGTGGTTTGGCGCCGCTTGCGTCGCAACCCTGCTCGTGATGGCGGTTGGCGTCATGTTCGACGGCTGGCAGGACTTGGATTTCGACGAGCCCGAGCCGCACGCACAGATCGCGGATGACGTTCACCTGGCGAAAGTCGCGCTGATGGCTGACGCAATGAAGGCGGATCGCGAAACGGCGATCAACAAGCACATCGGCGCGTGAAGCGTTCGCCATACGGCGGCCATCCTGACCGCGACTGGTCGGACGGCTGCTACCGGAACCGCTGCATGGACTGCTTTCTGGCCTTCATCGGCAGCAAGTACCAGACAATCTGCCGCGCGTGCGCGAAGGGGTGACACATGAAATTCGCTGCATGGTGTATGTGCTGGCCGCTGCTCGGCGTGATGTGGTTCTGCGCGACGCTCGGCGATTCGATGGCGGACGCAGTAGACGGGCTTGATCGAGTAATCAACCGGCTTGGCGACTTCATCGACGGCGAGGACGCATGAGCCGCATCGATCCGCACGCAGACATCGACGCACTCTGTGACGCGCTCGCAGTGGCGCTGCTACTGCTCAATCAGCACGAGATAGTCGATCTGTCCGAGACAAGCGCAGAGACGGCCAATAAGCGGCTGAACGGGCTTCAGGGCAGCGACCAGAACGAGATCATCGCGGCGGGCCTGACGATCATGGCGCGCAACCGCACAACACACTGAACTCATCCCCAGGCGCAGGTGGGTAACAGCGTCAGCCGCACAGGATATGGAAGCGAACCACTCCGCCCGAAAGGGAACTCTGGTCGCGCCGGGTGCGGCAACCCCTCTTTCGATCGTCCCGCTCCGCGTAGGGTCAGCCACGCAGAGCACAAACAGGGCGGGGCGATCATCCATCAAAAGTAGACGGATTTAGACGGAAATAGACCCAATGGCTAAAGGTGCCAAGACTGGCGGCCGAGTCAAGGGCACGCCGAACAAGAACACGGCTGACATTCGCGCGCTCGCACAGAACTACGCGCCCGAAGCGATCGCCATGCTTGCCACGATCCTGACGACGAGCGAGAACGATTCAGCGCGCATCTCTGCGGCGAAGGAATTGCTCGATCGCGGATACGGCAAGTCGACACAGGCTGTCGAGATGACTGGCAAGGATGGAAACCCGCTCGAAGTGACGCAGATCGTGCGCCGGATTGTGGACCCTGCTGGGGGCGCTTAATGTCCGATCTCGTCATTGATACGCCGCGGGTGTATGTGCCGCTGCTCGGGCCGGCTCGCTACAAGGG